TATCGAGGAGTGCGATAAGGGAATCCATAGCATTATAATAATTCTCATAATAAGCCCTTCTTATAGCTTCCTGTTCAGACTTGTAGATATCAATATTCGCTTTACGTTTACGAAGTACATCAAAAACTGTATCATTGGCCATCGTGAGATTAGCGAGTGCAGTCCGAAGATGATAGTAAAGCTCATCGCCCGCACCTTTCTCAATGATTTTTTTATATACAGGAACACTCACAATATTCGCAATTCTCTTATAAGCGGTAACTGCATGACTATTAAGTAGCGAAAGGTTTGTGTTCGAGTCAATACCAGGCACGAACTCCGCAAATCCAGAGATGTCTGTAAATAAGTCTTTCAGTATCATGATTGTTGTTTATTTAGTCGTTCATTAGGAGTTACTTCTTCTTGCCGGCTAGGTGTTTCACGATAGAAACCAAAGCGATATCCTTGCTTGTATAACTCAGGAAAGTTTATCCGAATAGCCATATTAAAAGGTTCAGAGCATATTTCATCATCCGGAGTTAGCGACATCAGGTAAATCAAATAATTATAATATACGTCAGCTCCAGACTTTGAGATGACCCCATCCTTGGATACACTAGATATAGACGAATCAAGACCAACA